GCGCGGCAGGCCCCGGTATACGGGGCCTGTAGAGCTATAGAAGCCCTTGCTTATTCAACCATGCATAAGCCCATCCGGGGGCCTCTTCATAGCAGTTAAGGCCTTCAACCCCACCTACATGATCGATTCGGATATCAATAACCATCCGCTCAATCACGTCTCTAGTCATATAAGAGAATGATTGTTCATCTGTAGAATACGCCCCCTCTATCTCATCCTTTAGATCGTCAATGCTCATCTCATAGACAGGGATAGGTATATCATCCTTATCAAAGGGTACAGCTTCAACGCCTTCCGGTAGTTTTAAAAATCCCATGGTTATTTCCTCTTTAGTTGTAGTGAATTAAATGCTTCATATGCTTCAGCTAATCGCTTAGCCCTACCCTTTTGAGTATTGTAGTAGGGTTGCATTTTGATAGGCCTGCCAAACCTAAGCCGCCTGTATGTATCTTGTTTCATCATCGCCATTGACCCCACCAGATAGGATAGGTCACAACAAAAAAGATTGTGATATAGATTAAAATTTCCATTATAGCTCCTCTAAGCGTTGATCGATCAATCGACCGCGCAACGATTCGATCTGATAAGTTTCAGCGGTAAAACCTTCTCGGCTTCTTAGCTCTTGCAAAATGTCGTAGCGCTCCATCATGCATACCGCTTCATAGATGGTTTCGATTGCTGCTTCTGTGTATTGATTGCTCATTTGTTTCTTTCCTTTAGTTTATGTATATATTATCTCATAAAAAACCTAGCTTGTAAAGGTATTTCGTCGTGTTTATCTCTCCATCTATCGCAACCAGGGGGGCGGTTATCAGACCCAGGTCTGTCCAGCTCTCGCGCGCACCCCTTCATGCGCAACTCAAGTAAATTCACAAACCAAAAAAGGTGCTAAACTCAGCAGACCTATCCACCCAAGGAAAAAAATACTTGACTTGAAAATTATTTTTAGGTATAATTTACTCTATGTCTAAAGAATTAACAGTTATATCTCCTGAAGGACTTGAGGTGGCGAACTCCTACTTACAGTTTGGTAACATAAAAGCTGTATGCGAATGTCTACAGGTACCAGAAAATAAGGTTGTAGAGACTTTAAATAAACGTGAAGTCAAGAAGTATATTGATACTGTGTATCTAGATCTAGGATATAGAAACAGACAGAATATCGCGACCGTAATGGACGAGATGATTCAGTCAAAATTGGATGAAGCGCAAGAAAGTGGAATGTACTCTAGTAAAGATTTAGCAGACCTTCTACAACAAGCTCATAAAATGCGAATGGACGAGATCAAGGCACAAGCAGACCTAGAAAAATTAAATCAAACTAACATTAAAAGTCAAACTAATGTCCAGATCAACGAAGGAATACCTTTCGGACAAGGAAACTATGGGAAATTGATGGAGAAACTGCTAAATGGAAACGAGTGACCTAGATGAACAAGTCCGAAGACTGGAGCTAGAGCTGGCAACTCACGAAGTACAATGCGAAGAGCGGTGGAAAACCAATTTTTCGCGTTTAACAGAAATAGAACGTCAACTTAGCAGAATGGAAAGTATGATAAGAGCTGGTGGTGCTACCACTATACTCTTTCTACTTGGAATTATTGCTTCTATATTGATGTGATTGCCGAAAGCATACTCTGCGTAGCTTTGAATATATATTTCGAAGCACGTAGTGAAGATTTAAAGGGAAAAGTAGCCGTAGGTTCAGTAGTTATGAATCGTGTGGAGTCTCCTAGCTTTCCGAATAATGCTTGTGACGTTATATATCAAGCAGAATACCTAGGAAAATGGCCTAAAAGACACCGATGTCAATTTAGTTGGTTTTGTGATGGACTTTTAGACATACCGAGAGAACCAGAAGAGTGGGCACAAGCAATTACCGTAGCAACTTGGATTTATGGTATCGGAATACCTGATATTACCAAAGGAGCACTATGGTATCACTCTAATGATGTTTCTCCAACGTGGGCTACAACTGATTATACTCAGATCGGATCCCACAAGTTTTATAGAGAGGTGAAATAGATGGAAATATATGAAAAGAGAGGCGTTTGGTATGTTGCTGACCCCCCTAATGATGTACAAAAATTCGACAGCGAAGCAGCAGCTCTCGCCTATGTGAAAGGTTACGCAATAGAAGAACCTGATGACGATGATTATTGGGATGACGACGAAGAGTGATACTAGAATACGAAGCAATGCCTTTAATACAGCCACTACCCATTCCCACTAGAGGAAGAGGTATATTTACCGCTATATGGGTATGGTTGACTAATAGTAGAAAATGGATGATCGCTGCTGATTGGCACTTTACCATCAATGGCGAAAATTTTGTAATACCAAAAGGGTTTCAGTTCGATGGCGCATCCATCCCTAGAATCTTTTGGTTTCTGTTAAACCCGATAGGTTTATTACTAATACCGGGACTTATCCACGATTATGCTTACAAATTTTCGAAATTGAAGTTTAAAAGCGGCGAGTGGGGTCCTGTAATGGATCAGAAGGAATGTGATATGACCTTTAGGGAAGCGGCGATAGCAGTTAATGGATTTAAGTTTATTAACTACTGTGCCTGGTTTACGCTATATTGTTTCGGATTTTTAGCTTTCAATAAGCACAGGAAAAACGCGGGAGAATAGGATGCCAAAAGGTAGAGGATATGGCAAAAAGCCAAAGAAAAAGCCTAAGAAGCGAGGGAAGTAATGACAGACGATAGCAGAAATGAAGTACAGGTAGACTTAGACAAATATCAAGCCATGTTACGCAGGATAGACGAACTGGAAGATGCTGCAGCCGCTGACGCACCCGCCGAAGCTGCTCCACCACCTCCAAAGTATCAGGGAATAAAAGACTTGGCCTCGGCCATCGACTCTTGGAGAATCTTTCCTAGAGTATTTATTTCTACTTACATATATCTCCTGTATTATAGCGCAATGTGGTTTATGGGGCTTCCGGCTCCAACAATGGAACAAGCAGGATTAATATCAGTAATCGTAGGAGCAGGTGCAGCATGGTTCGGTTTATACGCAAATACAGGATCGCCCAAAACATAGCGTTATTATGTTTACTGGCTAGTTGTACTACTTTACCAAAAGTACATCTATCCGTACATATTAATGAACCTAGATGCTATGGCGGGTACTCCCCTGGGTATGGCTGGAACAGAAGCTATTACTTAGATACATTTAAATACTACGAAAGGTGTTACTAGAACATGACGGTACAAATTAGTCGGAAGGATATAACTTCCGATGAACTTTTAGATTTACAATCTGAGACACGTTTTCTTAAACTTCCAGTGGCTCCATATTTGGAACTGCTCGGCATAAAACCGCTATCCTCACAGATAGCGATAATTAACGCGATAAATAATCCTAAATATAGGTTTATTTGTGCAGCATTATCAAGGCGTCAGGGAAAGACTTATATAGCCAATATAATAGGGCAACTGGTATCTTTAGTACCAAATTCAAATATCCTCATTATCTCACCTAACTATGCGTTGTCTCAGATTTCTTTTGATCTGCAAAGAACGCTAATTAAGCATTTTGATTTAGAAATTAAGAGAGATAACGCAAAGGATAAGATAATTGAACTATCCAATGGCTCCACAGTTAGGATGGGGTCTATAAACCAGGTAGACTCAACGGTTGGTCGATCTTATGACCTAATAATATTTGACGAAGCAGCACTATCTTCAGATGGGCGAGATGCTTTCAATGTGGCACTAAGACCCACACTAGATAAACAAAATTCAAAAGCAATCTTTGTCTCTACTCCACGGGGTAAGAACAACTGGTTCGCAGAGTTTTATGACCGTGGCTATAACGATGAATTTCCAGAATGGGCATCTATTAGAGCTACATATCATGATAACCCTCGTATGAGTGAATCAGACATTAAAGAAGCTCGTTCATCTATGAGCGATGCAGAATTTAAACAAGAGTACGAAGCTGATTTTAATACTTACGAGGGTCAAATTTGGAATTTCGATATCGAGCATTGTATCGCAGACTTAAAAAGTATGGATACTTCCAAGATGGATATGATAGCGGGTATGGACGTAGGATATAGAGATCCTACTGCATTTTGTGTATTAGGGTATGACTGGGATTCACAGAAATTTTACTTATTTGATGAGTATCTGGATTCGGAGCGCACCACTGAGAAGCACGCTATAGAGATACGGAAACTAGTAGAAAAGTGGGATATAGACTACATTTATATCGACTCTGCAGCGCAACAAACTCGCTTCGACTTCGCACAAAAT